CCAGCTGACGTACAGAGACGCGATGGAAGGCAAGCGCCTTGGAAACACCGATTTGGTGGCTTTTAAGCTACCGATTCAGTATCCAATTGCTTGCGACATCACGAAACTCTTTGTCGATGATGCGTACATTGCACGAAATTCCAAGATCGCCGCTGTGTTATACACATTGAGAACGGGATCATTCATGGAAGTGCAAACATCACTCGCACAACGTGTTCCTTCGATCAGCGTTGGAGACCGACCTTCGAATCTCAGTTATGAAATTGAGGAAGTATTCGAATACAACATGCTCACCAAAGAAGGTGACTGTGGCTCCATCCTGATGGTTGAAGACCCAACGAGTACAAAGAAGCTCGTCGGCATCCATTGTGCTGGTAACGCACAAAACGAAGGCTTTGCAGCAATTTTGACTCTTGAAGGAGTCCAATGCATGCTTGCTTGTTTCGAAGGACAGGTGGTTCAGTCACTTTTCGAGTGTGACGCTGATGAAATCGGCGGATCATTCAGAGCATTAGTGAAGGCTGACCGCTTCGTGAACAAGTACAACAAAAGCAAGATTGCAAAATCGAAGCTTCATGGTGCTTGGGGACCACCCACAACCGAAATCATGCGGTTGAGTCCTTACAAGGAAAATGGCGAAACCGTTTGCCCAATGCAGAGAGCACTCGAACCTTTCTCGAACACGAAGGTTGTTCATTTCGGACGGGAGATCATTCAAATCGAACAAATGATCAAATCTCATTTTATCCCAATCCTGAAACGGAACCATACACCCATCAAACTGACGTTTGAACAAGCGGTGGAGGGTATCCTAGGAAGGGAATACGTGAATGCGATCCCTAGAGGAACATCCGCGGGTTACCCATTCTCGCAAGAGAAGCGTTGGGGCCCGTGCAAGTACGACATGTTCGGTCGTGACGGCGATTTCCAATTCGATACGCCCTTGGCGATCGAGATGAAGGAACGCGTCCAGATCAAGATTGAACGTGCACAGAAGGGAATTCGTGAGCTCAACGTCTGCCAAGTCTTCTTGAAGGACGAGCGGCGAAAGCCAGGAAAAGGCGCAAGGGCAGTTTTTGCTTGCCCAGTCGATTACGCAATCGCCTTTCGGATGTACACGCTCGATTTCACAGCGCGTATCATGGAAACACGCATCGAAAATGGCATTTGCGTTGGCGTCAATCCATATTCCGCAGACTGGAACGTACTCGCAATGAAGATGACACGACATGGAAAACATGTCTTTGCTGGAGACTTTAAGGGCTACGACTCAAGTCAGATCCCCCGCATCTTCCAGTGTGTTTTATCTCTGATTCTAGAGTACTACAACTACGGACCGGAAGACGAAATGGCGTTGCGGACCCTCTTTGAGGAAATCTACAACAGTCGCCATATTGTTGGGGACACAATCTTCGAGTGGGATCATTCACTGCCATCTGGCAATCCCATGACCACCATCATAAACTCAATCTATGTACAGATTGTGATGATGTACGCATACCACAGGGCACACGACTTTGACATCAAAGAGCTCTCAAGGTACTACGAACATGTATATGTGGCGTCATATGGTGATGACAATATTGTGAATGTGTCTGAGGAGAAGCTTTCTCTGTTCAATCAGAACACAATTCCAATACATTTGGCAAAGATTGGTCTTACGTACACAGACGAAGACAAAAAGGGCGGCATCATTCCTGATTCACGCACACTCGACGAAATTTCTCTTTTGAAGAGAGCATTTCATTTCGAGCCAGCAGCAGGAAGATACGTTGGCCCTTTGGCGATGGCCACCATCCTAGAAGCTCCTTATTGGACACGGAAAGGTCCCATGGCGGACGAGATTTCAAAGGACACGTTTTTCAACATGCTCAAAGAACTCTCGTTACATGGTCAGGAAGTTTATAATGAACATGCCCCAGGCATGCTCAAAATTGCTTTCGAGAAACTAGCCTACACACCAC